ATAGTAAATGCCTTAAATGCTGAATAAGTTATATTATCATCACTTGTTGAAATCTCTAATATAGTATGTGCATCTCCTGAACTTGTACCATCAAATGGGTTTGGTCTTCCATCATCAAATAAGGTAGATGCTGTTGGTCTTCCATTATCAATGACTTCTGAAACATCTTCAATAAATTGAACAACTGATGCTGTAAATTGTCCTTTAAATTTTGCACCTAAATCTATTGTGTTTGCAAATTCGTAAGTTCCTGTTGCTGGAACTCTTGTTGCAGTATCTCCAATAGTTCCTGTGGCTGTTAATCCAATAAAATTAGTTGAATCTCTAGTAATTAATTCAACACCAGATTTAGTTCCTGTAAATGCAGTATGTTCATTAATAGTAGTTTGAGTAATAAAATTTACAGATGCAATATTAGTAGTTACAATAGTTTCGTTAGAAGATTGATTGCCTAGTTTATCTTGTGCTTTGATAAGATAGGAACCTGTAAGTAAGGGTAGAGTTACACTTGTGGCTGGTCGTGCAATTCTATCTATTAAGTCAATAGAGTTTTGCCATGTTGGATTAACTAAATCTGTACTAAATTTTAACACATAATAATCTAAATCTAAATCAGGTATAGCCGACCAACTCAACAAAGCCTGATCTCCAAGAACATTAATTGCAAAGTTTTCTACATCACTTGGAACTGCTGTTTGACCAATAATTTGTCTTTGTGCAGTAACAAATGTAGATTTAACTCCTAAAGCATTTATTCCACGAACTCTAATTGTATATGTAGCATTATCAATTACATTCAATACTTGGTGTCTTAATGCAATACCACGACCAACAACTTTAAAATCATCTACAATTGCTGTACCATTTCTATCAGTATCTTGTCTTAATTCTACTTCATATTGATCTATAAATTCATCAGTTGATGCACCAATTAAAACATTTAAACGAGTAATAACTGTACCATCATTATATTCAACAAGATCGTCAGTTAATGTAACACTTGCTGGTGGTTGAATTGTAAATGGGTCAGGTAAATTAGTTGTTGGTATAGTTGGTGCTTGTGTTTTTGTTGCCCAAGTATAATGACTATCTTGATGTTCTACTAAACTTAATCCTACTGTATAATCATTGTTAAAAGTAATTCCTAAAACTCTAAATGGTTTTGCAGAAAAACCTAATGATGAATGTGTGATATTAACTATATCTCCAATATTTAATTCATAACCTTTAAAAGCTACATTTAAAGATAATCCTAAAGCCTCTCTTGATCTTCTTAAAATAACTTCTGCCATTTCTTCAGCTTGATATTCGCTTGTTAATGTTGGAAATTGAAATCTACCCTCTAATAAAAAACCACCATCAGCAGTTTTCATTGTTGCGTGTTGATCTGCACTAGGTAATCCACTATCATCAATAGGTGGAAACTGAACTTCATCAACTTGGAATCCACGATCAGGGTTGATGAATGAACAAATAACACGATTATATCTTTCATTCTTTTGTGGGATTGCCAAAGTATAACCACCTATAATATCGTCTTCAGTTAATGTTACACTTGCAGTTCCAGTTGTTTCAATAACTAAACTATATTTACCTTGTGAAAATGGAATATAACCTCTACAGCCTTTAATTAATTCTCTTAAATTATCTATAATAGTTCTTGATGTATCTACTGCTGTATTACAATCAAAAATATTAATATCACTTCCACCTGAATATGGTGTTACTTGTGTTTCACAAATTAATGAAGCATCATAAAAACTTTGTAAATCTATTTCTGAAGTTGATAAACCTTTTCCATATCTTGTGTTTGTTAAATAATCTAAAATACACCATGCTGGATTAGTTTGAAAACTTGGAGATTGTTCTACTAAACTTGCATTATAAGTTTTAACTTTTTTACCTTTTATTCTAGCTTGTATTGTAGGCAAACCACTAAATATATCTTGATTCCATTTAAACCTTAATGCAAGATAACAAAGTCCACGCAACCTATGATTAGAACCCCAAGAAGATAAAGTTGATAATAATGATGATGCTGTTTGATTATCAGTTCCAAAATGTGGCTCTACTCTAATATAGCTTACTCCATCTTTATAAAATTTGCTATCTCCACTACTTACATTTCTAATTGTTCCATCAGTTAAACTTCCTGTCCAAGTAACAGGTGTATCATCAATCAATATTTCTTCTATAGAATTTATTTCTCCCTCTGATAATACTAAAGCTACATATAAAAATTCATTATCTGTTCCTGAAGTTTCTACAAATACTCTAGTTCCACCAAGTAATCTTTCTCCATATACTACAGGAATATTAGAGTCATTAGATTGTTTGTTTAATAAAATACCTTTTTCAAATTCATCAAATTCGTTAGTTGCAAAATCAGGTATATCAGGCACTTTTGGTCTTAATGCCCATGATAAAAATAAAGTTGCACCTAAACTAAGTAATGGATTTGCACCAAAAATTTTACTTACTACTGGAACTGCTGTTTTAACAACTTTAGTTACTGTTTCTACTGCACCACCCATTATTTATGAAACTCCCTTTTGTATTTACTTGCTACTCTGTAAATATTATTGTTATCATCTAATCTTAACCAATTAATACATTGATTAGTTTTTAGAAAGTTTTTGAAATGATTATAAACCCATGACATAACTATTCTTGCATTTCTTAAAATAAGAATATCATGTAACCAAAGTCTATCGCCACTTTGCCATTGATCTTTATTTATCTTTGCATTTAATTTATAATTCTGTTCGTTTTCTTCATTTAAAAAAGCCCAATTCACAAAACCAAAGATACCTTTATCATCTCTAAATACTTTGTATTGATTAGCTTGTATTGATGGCTCTATGTGATGAGATAATTCAATAACATTATGATTTTTATATTTATTGAATTGTTTGTAAAAATTAACAATACTTTGCATTATGCTTTACCCCATTTAATATCTCTAATAGTTTCAGATGAAAAATCCATTCCAACATCTGTACTAAAAAATCTTTGCTGTGATGTATTATTTGTTTTACGGCCATTCTTTTTATCAAAGTCAGCCCATTGAGATACAATAGATAATACTACATTACTTGTAGTACCAGATTCTTGAATAGAAAAGTTTTCAATATTACCTTTGTATAAAATAATAGGGTCATCAATAAGTGCATTAGAACTATCTAATAGACCTCTAAAAATAGTAACTTCATCATTAGTTATATTTTCATTTAATACTATGGATATAAAAGATTGTTCAGCACCAGATAAAGTTAATTTAACACTTGTTTTTGATATATCAGTTTGTTCGGAAAACTCTGATAAACCCATAATGAAATCTGATGAATTATAAGTAACTGACGAGCCAGAAACATCTGATGTTAGCGAAAAGGAACAATCAGTAATATTAACAGGAGTGCTGAACCCAATAGTGATAAGATGTACTGGTCTAATATCATTTGTTGCTAATGCGTTCTTTATCGCTGTTGTTAGGCTTCTCGTCATATAATTCGTAATTAGTTTGGGTTACACTTTCTGTACCTTTTAACATAGTATATTCAAATTTGCTATTAGGTTTCTTATATTCCTTTAGATCATTTATTGAAGTATCTATTTCATCTTCATTGACAATCACTTCAGCAATAAAATCAGCAGTAATTTTGTGTACTATCTTATATTTTTTCATTAAAGAGTTTCTTCAACATCTAACTCAAACTGATACAATAAATTTCCATCTTTGTCATTACCAACTGCACCAAATTCTTGAACATCATTTGTTAAATGTACAGTAAATGGTACATTATCATAAGTTATATCTGATGAAGAAACTGCTGTTATTAAAGGTGGCTCAATAGTAAGTGAACCTGTTGAAATATCTGATTGATCTGCAACGACCATATAAACTTTATCATGTGAAGCAAATTTAATAAAATCTCCAGCTTTTAATGTTCCTGTACCACTACCACCTAATGTAATTGATGTAGCACCAGCAGATGCAGTACCATTAGGAGTTCCACTAGCTGTACCTCTGGCATCTTCGATTTCTGGTGGAATTATTGTAAAGTTTTCTTTGCCTGATCTTTGTTTGACAATAAATGCCATAAGTTCGCCATAAACATCACTTCTTTTTGCTGTAATAATTTCTATTGTAAAAGCCCATCTTTGGCCATCTATTTGTCTAGCAAGTTTCTTACCAGATACAGATTTTGAGATAATAGTATTTTGAATTGATTTAATTCCTAAACTTGTAAATTTAGCATTAGATATTGGAAATGCACCAGCCATTAGATTAGACTTCTTTCTCCTCTTTCATTAACTGCATTGTTAATAATAGAAGTTATAGTTCCTCTTGATCTAACTAATAAATCTTCAAAGCCAGATGCGTCTAATGTATTGATGTTAAAATTAACTGTTGTTGCACCACCTTTACCTGTTCCTCTAGCAGATTGAGTTATTTGACCAGATTGGTTTGGAATAAATAATTCAGCACCTCTTTCTCCTACCATGTATGGTTGGCCTTTTTGTACTGAGCCACCTGATGCTCTAGCATGAAATATAGAACCAAAAGATTGTCCACCAGATAAAGATGCACTAATTGTTTTGTAAGTTAATTTTGCTTTTTCTATTGCTAATAAAACTGTTTCTCTTGCAATAATTTCTATTAATGTTTGTAAAATAGTAACTGCTAATGTTTGTCCAATAGATTTAAAAGTAGCTTTTAACTCTTTACCAAGAACAATAGATTCTGCAATTCCTTTTGAGAATCCTTTAATACCCATATCTAAAACATTAGTAATTTGTTTTCCAATATCTTTTAAATCTTCTAAAGGTTTTTTAATTCCATCAGAAACTGTTTGTGCAGTTTTTTCAAATTCAC